CCCCCCCCCCCCCCCCCCCCCCCCCCCCACCCCCCCCCCCCCAATGCACGACCCCTATATTTACAATAAAATTTTTTACAGTGACACAAGCCTAGTAAGAGATAAGAGTAACAGGCTACTGTCACACTGGTAAATTATTAGATAACGATGTGATTATACTGGAGTAAGATAAATACAAAGACATGGCATTCAAACGAAATGAGTGGGAATCAGGGCGTACTAATCCAGGTGCAAAATACAATGAAACTTGGACAGCAGCTAACTACGATAATAAGAAGACTAGAAGTGCTTACGGCAGTTCAAAGATTACATTAGAAGAGAATATCGGAGAAGGTCGCATGTCGAAGTTAAGCCAGTATAGGCAGGACAAGATAAATAATCGCAGCGAAGTACAGATACAACGCCATCTCGATGATGAGCAAAGGAAAGTCGATAGAGGTACAGGTTTATCTCCTGGTGATAAAAGAAGAGCTAATAGACGGAGACGTAAAGAGCTAAGACAAGTAGAAAGAACTAACAGAAAAAACGCAAGAAATAAATAAACATGGGATTACTAGACAGAATTAAACAAGGTGCAGCAAAACGTAAGGCTGATAAAGCTAAGAAGAATGCTAAATGGGAGAACCCAACTCAACCGGCTGCTAAACCGGCTGCTAAACCGGCTGCTAAACGCAATGGGTCTGGGCCTGATAAAAAAGGTAATGATAGCTACAAGCCATCTACAACTAAGAAACCTGCTACTAAAAGAGAACCTCAAAAGGTTATATCTCTAGAGAAGAAGAAGCCGCAGAAACTTCAAACAGCTGAGCTAAAGGATTCTAAGTTAAAGCCACGTACTAATACTGAGCCTAAGAAAAAGCCTTTATCTTTATATCAAAAAGACTTACTAGCTCAGAAGAACAAAACTGGCAAATACGCCGTTAAGAAGCCAGGACCAGACTATAGTAAGCCTCAACCTAAAACCCCAGCAAAGGGTCCTACTGATAGTAGAACTCCGGATCAAATAGCTAAGGGTAATAAGAGAGCTATAACGAACAGACATAACAAATCCAAGGCTAAAACCGGGGAGACGTATACTTATACAGACTCTAAGGGTAAGAAACAAACAGTTACGAAATAGCATGGAAAACAAGGAAGACAGAAAAAAGAAGAGAGCTGATAAGAAAGAATCTAGAGCTCACGATAAGTCCGCTAAGAAAGCATTCAGAGAGGATCACTCAATATTTGATAGGCTGAAGATGAAATTCGGGCGTAAATACTAACAAACCAATACCATGGAAAAACCAACAACCGTAGAGTGTGAACACTTTACTATTAAAGAGAACTGGAGAATTACACAACTACAGAATGGATACTATCAAACAGAAATCAGAGGAGAAGAGGGTTGGAAAGCGATTACGCGTAGAACTACTATCTCTGGAGCTGAAGAAGCTATCAATGGCAGTATCGAACACTATAAGAAAAGACTGGAATTCCTTGATGGACCGAAAGTAATAAAGACATTTTAATTTAATTAAATTTATTTCATGGAATACAATATACCAAACGAATTGGTTAAGCAGCTTGACTTCGGTTTAGATGCTGAATCAAAAATTATAGCTGGGGTTAATAAACTAGCAAAAGCCGTAAAATCCACTCTAGGCGCTTCAGGTAAGTGCGTAATATATGAGGACGGACGCGGCAGACCGATCATAACAAAAGACGGAGTAACCGTTGCAGAAAGCGTAGTCTTATTTGATGCGGTCGAAAACATGGGAGCAACCTTAGTTAAGGAAGCAGCTCGAAACACAGTAAGAGAAGCCGGAGATGGTACAACCACTGCCACTGTTTTAGTGGAAGCCCTTATTGATTCTATACGCACTGCCGTCGCTGCAGGTGCGAAAATCCGAGAAGTAAAAGAAGGAGTAACAGCTTGTTTAGCTGATGTTATTAAACACTTAGAAGATTCAGCTGTCGAGGTAGATGGCGAGATGCTTAAAGCTGTCTCTACTATCTCCTGTAACAACGATAAAGACTTAGGTGCTATCATCTCTGAAGCTTACGAAAGAGTGGGCAAACACGGCGTAGTGCTAATGGAGGAGAGTGAAACAGAGGATACATACGTAGACATCGTAGACGGGGTTCAGATTGACTGCGGTTTAACGTCACCACACTTCATTACTAACGTAGAAAAGCAAGTCGCTGAGCTAGACAACCCACTAGTATTGACGGTTTCATCTGAGATACCCAATGTTCGGAAGATTCAAGGTATACTGGAGTACGCTATTAAGGGTAATAGATCTTTATTGATCGTCGCTCCTGTATCGCAGCAAGTTAAGTCAGCTTTATTAATGAATAAAGTTAAGGGTAATATTAAGGTTAATATAATTGATACACCTGGATTTGGTCCAACCAAAGCAGATGCTATGGAAGATCTTGCTATACTAACTGGTAGTACAGTTGTTAACGAAGAACTAGGAGATGACCTTGACCTGATCACAGTTGAGCACTTAGGTGAAGCAGATTTCGCTGTCACAGATGACAAGACAACCACTTTAACTTTAGAGGAACTTAATCCAGACATCGACGAAAGAGTTACAGACCTCCAAAAAAATATTTCTAAAGAGAGTAATGGTTATATTAAAAAGAAACTAGAACAAAGGCTAGCTACATTATCAGGTAGTGTAGGAGTAATTAAAGTAGGTGCAGATTCTAAGGTTGAAATGAAAGAGAAGAAGGATCGAGTTGAAGATGCTATATATGCAACCAAAGCTGCCCTCAAAGAAGGGATTGTTGCTGGTGGTGGAATCGCATTACTTGACGCATCCAAAAAAATCTCTCCCACTAACGTGGGGTATACGGCTTTACTAGAAGCAATCCGATCTCCTTACCAAACAATCCTAAATAATGCAGGCATCGTAGCTTCCGTTGAGTTCCCAGTGGGGATGGGGATTGATGTTGTAACTGGGGATACGGTTGATATGGTTAACGCTGGTATAATAGATCCGGTTTTGGTTACAAAATCGGCGCTGAAAAATGCTGTGAGTGTAGCGCTTACTATAATGTCCGCTGATTGTGTAATTTCAAATATGAGAACAGATGAGAGCCGTTAACGACTATGTTATAGTAGAGAAGGTAAACGATGGACCTAAGAAGGTCAGTGGATTACTACTTACAGATAAGACAGATTCTGATAATAGATATAAGAAAGCTACTATAATCTCCAAAGGGGATTTAGTGACTATTATAAACGAAGGAGACACAGTGTTCTATGATAAGCATGCAGGTCATGATATATCATATGATGATAAGATGTACCGATGTATTAAAGTAAGGGATATAGTACTAGTCGAATGAGACTAACCGCGCAGGACTTAAAAGATGCTCATTTTCTAAAGTATTATAGATTGGTCCGAAAATGGGCGTGCAAACAAAATAAAATAAAAGAAGCAGACCTGGAATTACTCATCTACTTGAATTGTTTAAACAGATTCAATAGAGATGACTTTAAGAACGGGGTGTATGCTTACACTTGGGATAAACACAGGTGGGAAAGACTACGCAAGGAAGGTTGGATAGAAGTTTGGAGAGAGAGGAACCGTACTACAATAAAGTATACGGTCTACAAAACATCATTCAAGTGCAACCACTTAATAAGCAGGATCTATAGAATCCTACTAGGAGAAGAAGATGTGCCAACTACTATCAACTGCGTATACTACGATAACAAGTCCTATACGGATAAGGTTATGAATAAAGCAATAGATGACATGATAAAAGATAAAGACAGATGAGTGTACTGAACAAGATATTATCATCAGGAGCAACAGCATTAGTTAATAGTGTTGGAAGTATAGTAGATAACTTACATACTTCTAAAGATGAGAAGTTAGCCGCTAGATTGAAGATAAAAGAGCTAGTAGCTAGCTATGAAATAGAAATGGAAAAGCAGGTCACTGATAGGTGGAAAGCTGATATGGCTTCTGATTCTTGGTTGTCTAAGAATACCAGACCAATGGTTTTAATATTTCTAGTAGTATCCACTGTATTGATGATATTCATTGATGCTGGGGTTATAGCATTTGTGGTAGAAGCAAAATGGACAGATCTACTTCAGTTGGTTTTAATAACAGTAATAGGTGCTTACTTTGGTGGTAGATCATTAGAGAAAGCAAAGAAAAGTAAATAACAATTAAATATAATACAATGGCTAAGAAAAATAAGATTATGGATTTAAACCCAAAACCAGCTAAAATAACGGCTGAACATTTAGAGAACCTACAAGAATTAGTTAACAATATCAACGCGGTGCAATTCAAGATAGGTAACATAGAAGCATCTAAACATTCACTGCTACATCAATTTACTGACATGCAGGAGATGATATCTGAAAAGCAACGAGAATTAAAAACTGAGTATGGTACTTTTGACGTAGACTTAAAGGACGGTACTATTAACTACCCCGCTGATGGAGAATCACATAATTAGGAAGATAACTATAGGTAAGGATTACAAGAACGATGCAATGCACTATGCCGTGGGGCAAGAGGTTTATGGCGGTCATACTATTACTGACATTATAGAAAACGAAACTAAGTACTCTATATATATAAGCAAAGGTGATATCCACATACCGTGGAAAGATTTCAATAAGAATATGGCTATATCCGTTGAATATAACCTCAATTACAAATGATAGGTTTATTTGACTTCCTAGTCAAACCTGATGGAGACAGGTATAGTAATTCCACCCCTGTTGGGAATAAGAGTTTAATACTAAATACAGAAGTATCTAACCATCAGTATATTAATAGGGAGGCTATAGTTGTTGAGGTACCAAAGACTAATGCTACTAATATAAGGAACGGAGACAAACTACTGATACACCATAATGTGTTTAGGCGTTGGCATAACATGAAGGGTGTGGAGAAGAATAGTAGATCATTCTTAAGCGAGGGTAGATATTTGATAGCAACTGATCAAATATTCCTACACAAACCTGACGGTTCTAACGAGTGGGCTAGTATGAATGGTTTTTGTTTTATACAGCCATTAAAATCCACAGATTATCTAGGGGTTGATACCGAACGACCGTTGGTGGGTATAGTTAAATACACTGATGGCACTTATGATGTGGGGGATTTAGTTGGTTTCTCACCAGGTGACGAGTTTGAATTCGTTGTTGGGGGTAAGAGAATGTATAGGGTTATGACTAGATATATAAACACCAAGTATGACTATAAAGGAAACGAAGAAGAGTATAATCCAAGCTGGGCACATAGCAGTTGATGAATTGATAAAGGTAGCTAAAGAACCTATAGTTGACTCGGATGACGATCTGACTGCTGATAAGCTGAAAAATGCTGCGGCAACCAAGAAGCTGGCTATATTTGATGCATTTGAAATACTTAACAGGATAGAGGAGGAGCAGAGGATCTTAGATGATCTAGATAAATCTAAAAACGAAGCGAGTAAACCTAAGTTTCAAGGGTTCGCCGAAGGGAGGAAGAAGTAATGTACGAACAGTCACTATATAAAGTAATAGAACCCATTAGACTTACAACCATAGATAGGTTGAATAAGAGCAAGAAGTGGGATTACGGCCACAACAAAGAAAACGATGTCGTAGTTGTATCTAAGAGTGGTCAAGTGGGTGAAGTGCTTGAGATCCAAGGGTTGAAGGTAGCTCTGCCTAAAGTACCTAAAGATGTATTCTCTTGCGATAAAGATCCTAATAAGCAGAAGTGGAAGCAGTTCGCTTTGAACCCTGCCTTTAAGAATATAAAAACTAGATTTGACTGGGATAACCAACCGGCTGAATTTAAGGAAATACATTACAAATACATAGACGAAGAGTTTAAGAGAAGGGAAGAAGGTTTTTGGTTCATGAACAACGGTGTACCTATCTACCTAACAGGCAGTTATTACATGTACCTACAGTGGAGTAAGATTGACGTGGGTGCGCCTGACTTTCGTGAGGCTAACAGATTGTTCTTCTTATTTTGGGAGGCATGTAAAGCTGATAAGCGTTGCTACGGTATGTGTTATTTAAAGAATAGACGTTCAGGTTTTTCTTTCATGAGTTCAGCTGAAACCGTTAATTTAGCTACATTAGCAAGTGATAGTAGATTTGGAGTCTTATCCAAAAGTGGTGG